CTGGATCGGTACGTCGATCCCGAGGACGATCCGACCTATGTATCTGAGGATTATGAGTTTATACCCGCTTTCGTGCAGGACAACAAGTACGTCAACGAGGATTACGTCAATCGGCTCATGGCCCTCCCGCCAGCTGAGCGCGAGGCGTACCTGTACGGCAACTGGGACGCATTCGCCGGCCAGTATTTCCCCGAGTTCAACCAGGCGATCCACGGCGTAGAGGTGCAGGAGCAGTTCGAGATCCCCGAGTTCTGGGAGCGGTTCGGCTGCATGGACTGGGGCTACTCACCGTCCCCTGGCGTGGTGTACTGGAACGCGATTGACCAGCACGAGAGGATCTGGACCTACAAGGAGCTCCTGTTCAAGCAGTCAGCTCCCGTCGAAGTCGCCAGGATGATCCACGGGCGCACCGAAGATATGCAGGAGGACCGCATGATTATCTTTGGTGACACCCAGATGTGGACAGCTCAGCCCGACAAGGGCGTGTCCATCGCTGATGAGATCAATGACGTGCTCGCGGAGCTGGGGAGCCAGGTTGTGCTGTTGCCGGCCAACAAGGACCGGATCAACGGCTGGGCCAGGATGCACCAGTATCTGATGCCTGACCGCATGCTCCCCGACGACACCGAGGGTCCGTACTGGAGGATCTTCAAGCACAACGAGCTGAACGCCCGCGGGTGCCCCTACCTGCTGAAAACGATCCCGGCCCAGGTCCACAAAGAGGACCAGTCGGGCGACATGGAGAAGGGCAGCTCAGATCATGGCTGTGACGCGATGCGCTACGGCCTGATGAGCCGGCCACCGCTCACTATGCTGCCAGCCCACATGAAGGAAGCCCCGAGCCACAACCAGAGGATCGCCGCCAGGACGCGGCAGCTGATGGCTAAGTTCCAGCAGCGCCAGGACGTACAGCTGTACGAGCGCCCGGACATGGTGCTCGCAACCGAGATCATGGACGAAGAAACGGCAGCTGAATTATGGAGCTGACAATCGTTCTCGCTGTTGCGTTTCTACTGGTGCTCGGTCTATTCATGTGGCTGACGATCCACCTGATACAGCGTTTGACTGAGGTAAGTTCTCAATGGTCTGAGCAGCTGAATGCAGAGAGAGCTCGTTCACTCCAGATCGCCAGGGAGAAGGATGCCCTCTGGCAGTCCCACAAAGGCACCAGCGTCTGGCTCCCGCCGGAAGCTGCCCAGGAAACCATCGTCGTTGATCTTCCCGTACTCGTTGAGGAAACCATCGCCAGCTTCGAGGGCGATAGCGCCCGTGAAGAATACACGCAGGCAGCTCGTGACTACGCCGTACAGAATCCGAGCGCGGCGCCGGAAGATGTTGTCGAATACCTACTTCGTGAGGTCTGATGGCTGACAGGATAGCAACTGGCCTGGAAGAAGCTGCCCTGAAGGGGTTCGGGCGCCTGGGCCGCGGTACAGATCGCCGGAAGTCACGCAATCAGGAGAAAAAGGTCGAAGATTTCGGCCTGTTCGTCGTGGGGCTCCACAGTGACGATGAGGACATCGCCTGGTGGGAAACGCGGCTCTGGGAGAGCCAGGATGAGCTGATTCACGAGCGGTCGAAGGAATGGCGCATGAACCTGCTGTATTGCGCCGGAAACCAGTATATCGCCTACCATAAGGTCGAAAGACGCTGGATCCCCCGAAAAGCAGCTCCCTGGCGGCTCCGCAGCCTCTACAACGTGGTTCAGAAGGCAGTCAACCTGCGGGTCAGTCGCCTGACCGAGAACAAGCCCATGATTACCGTCCAGTCCGCGACCACCGACGCGGAGGACGTGGAACGGGCCGAGTTCAAGGAAACGCTGTTCTGGAGTCTCTGGAAGAAGCTGCGGTTGCACGTCAAGCTGGCGCAGGCCAGGCGCTGGGCCAGTAAGACAGGCTCCGGGTTCCTGAAAGTGTGGTGGGATCCAGACGCCGGCCCGCCCCGAGCTCGCACCAAGTTCATCCTGAAGGAAGAACAAGTCGAACGTCCAGTTCTGGACCCGGTAACGCAACAACCTGGCGTAGATCCAGTGACCGGCGAGGCCATGACCGAGATGGTCCGTGAGGTTACGGGAATCGAAGAGGTCTACCTGGACGTTGACGGCAACGAGCTGGGGCCAGTCGAGGACATCCAGGACGACAATGCGCGGATCGGCGCCAAGACGATCATCCGCAATCCGATCCCCGAGAAGGCCGAGATGTACCACGACGGGGAGATTTCCGTCACGGTCCTCTCGCCGTTCAACCTGCGCTGGGACCGCTATGCCGACGATCCGAGCGACAGCTGGTACGTCCAGGAGTCCGAGATCATGCCGCTCACGGCCCTGGCAGCGATCTTCCCGAAGAAGCTGGACGACATCCTTCAGAGCGACCTGGCGAGCGAGGATGAGGTTCTATATATGCACCGGGCGGGGCTCACTCAGATACAGACCCAGGAGAGCTCCATCGACTACGGCCAGCCAGGACGGAGCCGCGGCACAGACGCCCAGAGCCGCAACAACGCCCCTCTGGACAAGGAGTTCGTGGTCAGGCGAACCTGGATCTGGCCGCAGAATGACTACCTGAAGCGACTATGGGGCGAGGACGGAGCGTTGATCGTGACGGTCGGCGGAACCTGCGTCCACAAGTCAGGCCTGCCGAAATGGGCTCTCCTGGAGAACCCCTTCATCCGGTTCATCGACACGGAGGAAGAGGGGAACCACTACGCGAAGAGCTTCCTGCGCGATCTCATGCCGCTACAGGACGACATCAACCGCTCCCGGAGTCATTGGGCTGAAAAGGAAGCCATATCGAGCCGGCTGATTCTGGGAGCACCTCAAAACCATCAGATCAACGTCCGCACGATGGCGAACCTGCCAGGCGCGATGGTTACCTACCGTAGCCCGCAGCACGAGCCCAAGCCCATAGCGTTCGCCAACGGGACCGCTGACGCGGAGAATTTCTACTCAGCCTCGCTCCAGGCAGCTCAGGACGTGGCTTCGATGAATGACGCTTCGACAGGCAAGCTGCCCTCGGCTGCGCTCGCGGCCCGAGCCATCTACGCTCTCCAGTTCGCGGATGAAAAGTCCGTGGCCGAGGCCAGCAACGCCCAGGATGAGGCTCTGGTGCAGCTCGCCAGAATCATCGACGCGATTGTGCGGGTCGAGTACACGGAGATGAGGAAGATCGAGGTTGTAGGCGACGACCGCGGCTACATGGTCTACCAGGAAGTCAGGCCCGAGAAATGGCAGTCCGACGTGGACTATCAGTTCGTGCCTGGATCCATGCTCTCGAAGAACAAAGAGGCGATCCGCAACGAGATGATCCAGCTCTTGCAGCTGGGCCTGGTATCAGCGAATGACGTGAAACAGTACCTGTCCACAGCTGTCCCGGACATCTTCCGACGATCCTATGACCTTCACGAGTCGAAGGCGCGCAGGGTTCTCACGGAAATCGTGAGGGGTGTCCGGGCAGAATATCAGCCGCAGCCGTGGGATAAAGCTGAAATCTTCATCGGCATCTTTGAAGAGTACATGCAGACCGTGAAATTCGAGCTGCTTGACGACTCGAAGAAGCAGAAGCTGATTCTCCTGTGGCAGCAGTACGCGCAGATCATGCAGCAGCAGAGGATGATGCACATGCAGGAACAGGTCCAGCTGGCGCAGCTGGCTGGTAAGACGACCGCGGCGGCAAAACCGCCAACAGACGCACCACAGACGCCGGTACCTCCGCAGGAAGAAGCACGCGGTAGAGCTGACGCTGGATTCAATGGCCTGGCTGGAGCGCAGGGAATGCAACAGCAGGCCACCGACGCCATGCAGCCGCCCGACAACTACGGAAGCCGGTAAGGAGCAGTAATGACCGAAGAGAACACCACCCCCGAAGCAGCTCCAGACGCCCAGCCCGAGATAGCGGAAGGCGCCATAGAAGAGGCTGTCGGGAACGCATGGGAATCAGCGATGGGTGAGCTTGGGGACGACTGGCTCACCGAGGCTACTCCCGTGGAGGGCGCTCCAGCTGAAGCAGCGGAGCCAACGCCAGAACCCACCGCGACGGACGACGGCGAAGGTGAACCGACTGTAGACGATGGACCGACCCAAGCCGCACCACAGCACTTTGCCTTTGAGGGAGGCGCTGTCGATTGGGGCGATGGAACAGCCGTAACATTCAAGGCTGACCGTGAGAACGTGTCGGTGGGATCCCTCGATGAGCTGGTACAGCTGGCTCAGAAGGGCCACCGCTACGACCGCGGGATGAACGACCTGGCAGTTCAGCGGCAAGCGTTCGACATTCAGGTTCTGAACCTGAAGGGCAAGGTAGACGAGTCGGAAGAGATTCTGGCGAAGGTGCTTTGGGACGAAGAGTTCGCGGAGCAGTTGCGTGAAAAAGGCGAAATCTTCCGAACCTCAGAGGGCAGAGATGCCCTTCGTGCCCAGCGAGAGCTCGAAGATCGTAAGGCCCAGGACACTCAGGTAGTTCAGGCACAGCAGACACAGCAGGCCCAGAATTACTGGGGCGCCGTGAAGAATGTAGCTGATGCTATGGTCGAGAATAGCGACTATCCCAACCTGGACGAGAGACATGCCGACGTAATTGTTGGGCAGCTCGCCAGGAATTACGCCTCCATTCGACAGAACCTCGTGACCAGGATCACCGCTCAGGCGAAAGAGACTGGAGTGGACGCGGAGAAAGCGGAACAGGCAGCGGATGCTCTCGCATCCCGGTATCTGACGGAAGAGAGTCTGAAGGGTGTCGCCAAGATGCTCAATGACCAGCTCGTGCCGGCAGATTCTGCCCCGACATTGGAGCCGGAAGGTGAACCGATGGGACTGGAAGCAGAGGCCGCAGCCCGTAACGAGGCTTTAGAGCGGAAGAGAGATCGAGCGAACGTAGCCAGGGCCGCAGTAAGCGGGCAGGGAGTACCCGCGGGCACCGGAGCCGCAGCTGTGAACGTACCGAACTTGCCGGAAGGCGAGGGGAATGCGTTCCAGCGGCGTATGGAGCAGATGCGGACAACCCTGCTTGGCCCAGGCGAATAACTGAGAAAGGTAATCAGCGATGACGGATTATGCAGACATCGCGACTACCGCTGTCAGCGACGTTCAGGAGACATTCAAGCGGGTCTACCTCATGGCGCTCGACGCCGTGCCGGATGCGACCCCTCTTACTGCACAGATGAATCGCAGTAAGAAATTCCGCGCTGGCCCCGATGGGCTTTACTTCAACGTGAAGCTCGAAACGGGCGGTGCGGTTGCGAATGTCCCGGACGGAAAACTGCTGCCAAGACCGACCCATCCCAAGCGCAAGCAGGGGAAGGTCGATCTCGCGCATACCTATACGGTAGTCGCGGTGGGTGGTCAGTCGATTCCCCTGACGGAAGAGAACCGTCAGGCGTTCGTCGCCAACCTTCAGGACAACCTGGAGGACGCGATGATCCGGGTCCGAAACGACCTGGAAAGGCAGTACAACGGAGATGGACTTGGTATCCTGGCCCTGGTGGAGACAATCGCCAGCAAGCCGGTTTACGATGTCCACAAGCCCTACGGGGTCTTGGGCGCGGGTCCGGGCACCATGCTCTTCATTGAGGACATGGACCTGGCCTGCATCAACCCATCTGGCGGGGCCGAGCGTGACCGTCAGAAGCTCGTATCGGTCGATGTGGATGCCGAGACAATCACGATGGGCGCGGACTGGACAGGCGCCGTGATTGGTGACTACATCGCGCTGTGCAACGATGTGGCAGCGACCGGAACCGACGCCGTAAACAACTACCAGAACGAAGCTGCGGGGATCCAAGCCGCAGTCAATTCTGGAGATACCTTCGAGAACATCGATGGTACGGCGTACCGACGCTGGAACGCGATCAAGATGGCAAACAGCGGCACGACTCGGAAGATCACCGAGAAGCTGATTGCTGTCCTGGAAGCGCGGCTGAAAGCCTTCTCGGGCCGGAAGCCGAACCTGAATTACACCACTCGTGGAATCTCCATCGACCTACAGGATCAGCTCGCTGGCCTGCGTAGGTTCACCGGGGAAACCGCCGTCCTGAAGGGCGGATACGAGGGGTTGCAGATCGGTGGACGCACCGTTCTGGAGGGCGACTGGTGCCCGAAGCAGCACTGGTACTGTCTGAACACCGACAGGGATGCGGTCGGCATGGCCGATCTAGTCCCGATGGGCTTTGTGGACCTTGACGGTTCGCGGCTCCATCGCGTCGAGGGGCGTCACGCCTATCGTTCGGACCTGTGGTTCCCGCACGAGGCGCTGTGGTTCATGCGCTCGTGTCAGGGTGTGTTGCAGGACATCGAGGACGATCAGACGATCATCCGCTAAGTCCTTCGGTATAGGCGGGGGCGGGTATTTATACCTGCCCCCTATACCGAACAACCGGAGAAGAGTAAATGACAGTTGAGATCAAGGATGCGAAGCGGGCCTACGGCGACTCCGAAACGGAGCTGCTGAAAGTGCTCGTGGACATCGTGAATGCGCTGGTCACGCAGCTCCAGGTGCTGGTGGTGAAGATGGACGCCGACACCGGCGGCGGGGGCGAAACCGACTACGAGGCACTTGTGACCACGGCGAACGAGGACATCGCCACGATCAATCCCATCTGATGTGGGCTACTGTCGGCAGGCACGGTGAGGCACCAGAACCATCTCAGACGGCGCTGGAGCTCTACCAGAACGTCTGGCCGGAGCGGTATCTGAAATGGGACGCCAAGCGGGGGATGTATCAGATCCGCCAGGTGAACCCAGACACCGGGACGGATGAGCGCGTCGAGCTCGTGTTCGAGTACGCGATCACCGATGAGGCAGTCCTGAAGCAGATGGACCTACTGGACGAACAGACGCAGGAGCGGGTCAAGGCGGCGATGATCGAATCGCGCAGCCCCGTACTCTCGAAGGTCTACCGTCCATTCGACATGCAGTTCGTGAAGCGCCGGCTGAAGGAACGCAGCGAGTTCCTGAGCATGGGCGCCAGGCGGTATTCCGAGGCGCTTTACAAGCGGAATGCCACCATCCGAGACAACAGGTTACGCTCAGCGTTGAGTGAGCTAGGCTACTTCTTCAAGCACGAGAAACGGCATTTCCCGGTTCTCGCGGGTGAAGGGGAAGGGGCTCGTAGACCGCTGGTGCAAGGAGAAGATTTTCATGTGCCCAATGGTGCGAAGGCAGTTGCGGATCCCAGTGATTCCGTCGTTCGGGATAATCCATAAGGCGGAAGAGCTGTACGTCACAGCTGATGAGCTGAGGCAGGGCGATGAAGTGATCGACCCGACGCCGAAGCAGCTCGCCAGCATGAGGGTCACGCACCCCGAGGACACGAAGAAGTTCTACGGCCACCTTCTGAGTGGTTCGGATCCGCTCCCGTCAATCGGGGACGTTCCGGCCTCGCTCCTGAACATGGAGTGGAAGGACGCCGTAATCGCGATTCGGCAGACGGATGATGTGGACAGGCTCGCAATCTGGTATGAGCAGGAGATGGAGCGCGATCCCGCACCACGCCCGAGTGTAATGAAGGCACTGGAGGAGGCTGGTATCTCGTGAATGGTCCACAGGCTCTAAGGTACGTTCTGCGCCGACTGGCGCTCGAAGGTCTGAGTGACCCCGAGTTGGACGACCCGGAGCTGTACGACTACATCACTGAGGGTCGGGACTATATCGCCACAGAGCTCGCTATGTGTGGCTTCATGGGCCTGGCTATCTCGGTCCTGTTGACCGAGGATTCCACGAAGGATCCACCAGAGCTCTACATCGACACCACGAGTAACCCCCTGCCTCTTCGCGTTCTGGAAATCCAGGAAGCGGCGTCCCTGACGCCTCTCGACCCGATGGCGACCCACGACGACCTGGGCAACTATAGGTTCCTGGAGAGAGGAAGGATTCAGCTGGCTGACGGGATCAACCCCGAGGGCGGCGTCAACATGGTATACATGCCGGAAGGTGTGGACATCGATGCTGACACGCTCGACACGGATGCTGCCTGGCGCCTTCCGACGTTCTGCCACCGAGCCGCCTGCAAGTACGCTGCGTACCTGGCGCTCACGGCGAACGAGGAAACAGACGGGAAAAATGCAGAGAAGCAGTTCTACCGAGACATGGACCGGATCCAAAGGCTGGTATCCGAGTTCGATGCTGCCGGCGGGATAGCGTTCAGGAAGATGTTCCTGGCGTCCGAAGGTCAGCGTTCGGCAGACACACTCTACTGAGGTAGGAAATGAGCCAGAGAATCGGAGGCTACCGGGCCGTCACCGCAAAAGTCCCAGCGACGGTGAGCACTTATGCGCCTGAGATTGGCTACACGATGCAGCACCAGGATCCGAAGGGGCGATTCGATGAGTTCGATTCGCTCGAAATCTACATCTCTTCGCTTCCCGCGTCTGCGGAGCTGGAAATCGACCTGATCCGTCCGGGCGCCCAGGGGCGTGCCGATGCCGACTACCTGCTCGACGTTCAGTCGATCACGGCGACCGGCTTCGCAACGATAATGACCCGTGTGGGCTGGCCTGGAGCTCGAATCAGAGCCGTAAGCGGGGCCACATTGGGCGATCTCGTCTACTACTTCACTTGGAAATAGTATGGCGCGTCCTCGGATCCCTTCCGTCCGCTTCGATTTCCGAGGCGGGCTGAACACCGCGTATGCGGAGGATTTGCTAGACCAGACGGAGCTCAGGCTGGCTCAGAACGCTCGCATGGGGCTGCACGGCGCCGTAGCGAAGCGTCTGGGTAGTCAGCGGCTGCATTCGGCCCTGATAGGTACCGGCCAGGCTCTGGGCAACGTGTTCCAGTGGGACGACCCGGACGGGTACGATGTCGTGTGCTCGCGTTCTGCCAGTGGGAACTTGTATGGCACCAACCCGGCTACCGGCGCCGTGGAGCTCATTTCTGCCGGCTGGAGCACTTCCGGCATTATGGGCTTCGAGCAGCACCGTGTCGGCGTGGACATCTACCTCTACATCGCTGATATGACGAAGGGCGTTGTCCAGTGGGACGGCACCACGGAAACCCCCATCGCCACAGCTCCCAGCGCGGCGAACGGCCTGGCGCTCTACAAGGAGCGCATGTTCGCCATCGACGGGTCGAAAAGGCTCTACTGGAGCGCCCCAGCTGACCCGACCGTATGGGATCTCGGGAACGACGGCGGGTTCGCTGACGTGGAGACATTCGACACGGAGCCTATCGTAGCGATCTGCACCGTGGGCAGCTCCCTGGTGGTCTGGAAGCGCAACAACATCGCCAGGTTCACTGGGCACGACACCACGAACATGAAGATCGACCGCGAGACTGAGGGGATCAGCGCCGAGATCGGACTGATTGGCCCCCAGGCGTGGTGCAAGGTCGAAGAGTTCGCCTTCTTCCTGTCTGACCGTGGCGCGTTCATCGCCAACGAGAGCTCAATCCAGGAAGTGGGCATGAAGGTCGAGAACGTGTTCACCGACCGCACTCTCTCGGATGCCATCTGCGTTCATCACAGGGGCAGACGCGAGGTATGGGTGTGTCTCCCGACCTACGGTGAGGTCTACGTCTGGGACTACCGGACGGGAGGCTGGACCGGACCCTGGGACAACACCTTCAGCGGTGCAGCTCGCTACGAGCGTGCCGGCGGAGCTGAGTCTGTTGTCCTCGGTGGAGCTGGCTGGCTGACCGATGGGGACATCGGGAACCTGGACGGAGTAGACTACGCGGGCGACGGTGGGACGAATATCGCGGTCCTGGCCGAGCTCCCCGTGCAGCACTTTGGCTACCCACACGTCAAGAAGTTCCTTCGGCGCACGCAGAACGTCGAAGCTGACATCGCTGACGGGTCGATCCTGACCTTCGCATGGAGCTCCGAGCTAGGGAACGGTAGCACGATGATACCGGGGCAAGGAGGTGGTATCCGTGACTACCGATTCCGCACTCGGGGCGCAGGCAGGCGAATGACGATCACGTTTGCAGAGGATTCCCCGGAAGCGTTCGAGCTGACAGGCTTGATCCTGGAAGCCTCGACTGGACAGAGGACGCGGTAGATGTACGGATACGACAAGCGCCCGGATCCGCCGGTCAGGACCAGCCCAGCTGGGAGCCCTGTTCCTACGCTCGACCAGCCTATAGGTGGGATGGCCTACGGTACCGCCAGGCTCAACAAAGAGGGCGTGACCGAGGATGAGGTAGTCGCCAACATCGGGATAGGCGACATCGAGGCGATCATGTTTGCGGAGGGCATCGAGCCCGTAGCTATCGTGGACACGCTCCCGAACCCGGTGGGCTATACTGGCCCACTCACCGTGTTCCTGACCACAGATCAGAAGCTGTACCGCTACGATTCAGGCGTACCGGAGTTCGTGCGGACCCACGAGACAACCGACCTGACGGGACAGATTGTCGGTACTCAGATCACCGATGGGGCCATAACGACCCCGAAGATATTCGCCGGCGCGGTGACAGCTGACGAAATCGGTGCGAACGCGGTGACAGCTGACAAGCTGATAGCTGACGCCGTGACCGCAGGGAAGATCGCCGCCGGCGCGATCAACACCCAGGCGCTCTTCGTGGATGGGGTAGTCTCAGCGAAGAAGCTGACGATCCAAGATCCGACGAATCTGATAGCGAACCCGGTGTTTTCCGGCGGCAGCTCAGAGGACTGGTTCGGCTTCGGATCGTCAGCCCTGGTCGTCGCCGCAGCTGCAACTCCCGATTCAGCTAACTGCCCAGCTGCCTACGCTGCGGAGCTGACCACTCAGACGTGGAACGTGGACATCCACCCGGAGCCGTACCAGAGCGTGCAGAGGCTTCCGGTCCAGCCTGGCGAGCTCCTGTTTTGCGAGGCTTGGGTTGTCGGTGACGGGTCAGAGAACACGGCTTTCCGTATGGGTGCGATCACCTACGACCGGGACGGTGCGAACCCAAACTATGTCGCGTTCCTGAATTACCCCGCGGGCTCTTTCACGACCTGGACGAAGGTGAGCGGGTTCGTCACGATTCCCGCAGGCGACTACCTGGCGAACCTGTGGTTTAGTGTGCCGGGAGATCCCAGTCCGACCGGCAAGTGGTACGGCACTCAGATGAACATCCGGCGTGCAGGCGGCGTCACGATTGAGCCCTCGGGGATCACCGCCGGCAACATAGCAGTCAACGCGGTGACCGCCGGGACAATCGAGGCTGGAGCTGTGATCGCCGGGAAGCTGGCTGTCGGTTCCGTGGACGCCAGTACGGTCATCGCCAACGGCATAATCGTCACCAACCACATCACGGTGGGCACTCTGGACGGGGACAGGATCCTGGCGAACAGCATCACCGCCACGGAGATCGCTGCCCTGACCATCACGGCGAACGAGATTGCAGTCGGCACGATCACCGCCAACGAGATTGCAGCCAACACCATCCTGGCCGGGAACATCGCGGCCAACGCAATCGAGTCAGGCGAGATCAAGGCGAACGCGGTAATCGCCGGCAAGATCGCGGCTGGAGCAATCAACGCCAGTACGATCATCGTGGACGGTATGATCGTCACGGCGCACATGGCTGCGGGCACCATCGACGCGGATCGACTGGTAGCGAACAGCATCCAGGCCGGTCAGATAGCGTCGAACGCGGTGGACACGCTGGAGCTGAATGCCCTCTCCGTGACAGCTGCGAAGATCGCGGTGAACGCGATTGAGGCTGGTCACATCTCAGCTGGCGCTGTCGATGCCGGCACGATTTCAGCTGGTGCCATCAACGCCAGCAATATCATCGTCAACGGCATCATCATCACGGCGCACATGAGCGCGGGGACGATCAACGCAGACCGGCTCTCAGCTCTCTCCATCACGTCAGGCTTGATTCAGGCGGATGCGATAGTCGCCGCGAAGATCGACGCCGGGGCAATCCAGGCGGGGCACATAGCAGCTGGGGCGATCAACGCCACGAACATCATCGCCAACGGCATGATCCTGACTGCCCACATGTCAGCTGGCACTATCAATGCAGACCGGCTCTCGTCGCTTTCGATCACGTCAGGGCTCATCCAGGCCGACGCGATTATCGCCGGCAAGCTGGCAGTAGGCTCAGTGGACGGATCGACGGTGATAGCGGGCGGCGTGATCGTCACGAGCCACATGAGCTCCAACAGCATCCACGGCGACCGGATCTCGGCAGGTACGATTGCAGCCGTGAAGATCGTCGCCGGCAGTATCGCCGCGACCCAGCTGTTCGGCTCCAGCCTCTCAGAGCTCTATTCCGACGCCGGAATCATCATCAGCGGCGAGCTCCGCAACATAGGCGGCACGAATTTCGTTGACCTGGACGCTTCCGGCAGCGGCAAGTTCCTGGCAGCTGGCGACGATTTCTACGTCAGAGCGAACGGCTCAGCCTACTTCGCCGGCGAGATGGCGAGCAGCGAGCTCACGGCGAGCTCAGTCAAGATCGCAACCGGCTGGGGCGGCTCCGGGTGGGCGCTCGACTGCCAGGGACTCGCAGTATTCGGCAACGGCAGTATCCCAGGCACGTCACGGGTCGAGATTGAGAACGTCACTGGCAGCGGATTCTCCTATCC